TAACGTAGGATGTGCGTTGCCATTCGGCCACATAGAGGAGTATGCAAAGCTAAATATGACAGGTTGGTCTTGGGGAATAGTTGAGCTTGGAATATGGGATAACCACATTCAAGAAAGTCAATTTATTTCTATGGACAGATTGGAGAAACAATATGGATAAAATAAAAGAAAAAATATCATTAGCTAAAGATGCAATAGCTAGAAAGTGGAATGCCTTTAAACAATGGTATTTTTCATGGATGTATAAATGATAACTCATGCAGATCAATGGGATCAAACTAGATGGTATAATTTTAAACCTAGTGAATTTGCTTGTAGTTGTTGCAACGCATTAAAAATTTCACCTGTAGTTTTAGACTTTGTTCAAGCTTACAGAAATCATAGTGCTAAAGGTGTTTCAATTACTTCTGGATATAGATGCCCAAAACATAATAGTTCGGTATCTAGCACAGGAGAAGATGGCCCACATACAACAGGTTTTGCAATTGACATAGCAACAAATACTCAAACACAATATCAATTAATTAGATTTGGTTTACATTATGATCCTAGAGCTATGGGTATTGGTGTTGCTAAAACATTTACTCATATAGATTTTCTTACAATAGATCAGGGTGAAAAGTATGTAATTAGACCTAATGTTTGGAAATACTAATGCTTAACTTTATTTTACCTTT